AGGGTGTTGGACGATGTGGAACCCGATGTGGGAGCGAGTATCGACCCTAGCGATATTCGTACTATTCAGTTATTTGTTAGTAAGAGTGAAAGAAAGGAATAGCGATGCGCGACCCGAAAGACCTTCAATACAAGAGTAGCGTTCCCGGCGCAGAGGAGCTGAATTACAGCCAGAAGTATGCAAAGGCTGTCAGACCGCAGAAGCCTTCTGACGCGACCGAGAACAAGCAGAAGTGGCAACCCGGTCAAGTACCGATGGGTGGCTACCGTTCAATTCTTTGTTTTGAGGATGGCAACTACACCTCGAAACTCTCTAAAACGTCTGGTGGCGGCAAAAAGGTGTACTAATGGCTAATAACATTGCGTTTCAGCCGATGGGCAAGACGTACAAAATTGCTGCGCCCTCGGCAAACACGGCTGTCACGATTGCCATTACTGCTGACAGCCCTTGTAATCAGTATTATTTTTCAAACCACGAAGCCGCTGGTAAAGGGGCATACGTTCGCATTAGCGAATCTAATGTAGCCGCTGTGTTGCCAGATAGTACGGGGCAATACACGATGTTAGTGCCGCCAAGCACTCGTGTCATTTTTACTAGCGTTCAATGTGGCCCGACAAAAACGGTTTATGTATCGTTAATCGGGGAAAACAATAACTCTGAAGTGTATGTGACTCCGGGAGAAGGACTATGAGAACTTACATTCTTGAAAGAGCAAAAGAACCGTCAACATGGCGCGGCATCCTGTTATTTCTGACGGCTATAGGTGTGCCGATTGCACCAGAGTTGGCGAATAACATCGTGACGGTAGGTCTTGGTTTAGCTGGCATCGTTGGGATGGTGACGAAGGGATGATTAACAGCCGCAACTTGAATGACTTGCTGCCACCGGTTAAAAGCCGTGTTGAAGCGTTCATTGCGGCTTGTAAGGCTGATGGCATCGATTTGTTAGTAACCAGTACCTATAGAGACAATGCGAGTCAAGACGCGCTATACGCGCAAGGTAGAACAAAGCCGGGAAAGATTGTCACGAACGCAAGGGCTGGTCAAAGTTTTCATAATCATCGTTGTGCTGTTGATGTTGTGCCTATTGTGGCTGGCAAACCGAGATGGGATGTCAAAGACGAAGTTTGGCAAAAGATTGGCAGCAAAGGCAAAGCCGTGGGTCTGGAGTGGGCAGGGGATTGGAAGCGGTTTAAGGAGTACCCGCACTTCCAATACACGGGGGGATTGACGTTAGCTCAATTACAGCAGGGAGGAACCATTGTCTAGGAACGTGAATCTCTCTGTCGGTAGGGGCGAGAAGCTGTCTGTCAAAGCTGGTAGTGGCTTGACCGCTAAGGGTCGCAAGAAGTACAACCGTGCTACCGGCAGCAAACTAAAAGCCCCGACCAAAGACCCCAAGAATCCTCGCCACAAGTCGTTTTGTGCGCGGTCTAAGTCTTGGAAGGGTGAGCGCGGCAAAGCAGCTAGACGTAGATGGGGATGTCGTTAACTTCAAAGGAGATGTCATGAAAGGTATCAAAAGAGCAGTCGGCGCTACGGTGCGTTCTTTGGGTGACAAAGCTGCATCGGCAGGTTCGCGTCAAAGCGAGGCCAAAAGCGATTCCTCAAAAGCAATCGGTCGCGTGATGAAGGATGTTGCAACCAGAGCTATGCGACCTGCCCGTCGCGGAGCAAGATAAGATGAGCGACGGACTATACGCCAACATTAACGCTAAACGTGAGCGTATCAAGCGTGGTTCAGGTGAGCGCATGAGAACAGCCGGAAGCAAAGGTGCGCCCACAGACGCAGCGTTTAGAAAGTCAGCGAAGACGGCGAGAAAAGGTCGCCGTTAATCACAACTAGGGGATAAGTATGGCGCATCCAGCGCAGATGGCGTTCGTCGTTCGTCTGAAAGAAAAGTTTCCAGAATACTTTGTGCGTCAGGCCGTGCTAGAGATAGGTTCTTTGAACCTGAACGGCACGATTCGCCCTTACTTTGAGCAATGTAACTACATTGGGGTGGACGTTGGCCCCGGCCCCGGCGTTGATGTGGTTGCCAAAGGTGAAGACTTAACCTACACCGACGGCTCTTTTGATGTGGTGTGCAGCACGGAGTGCTTTGAGCATACGGCTGCATGGCCTCAAATCTTTGCCAACATGGTGAAGTTTGCCAACCACCTTGTCTTCTTTACTTGCGCTACAACCGGTCGCCCTGAACACGGAACCAGCCGCTGCAACCCGTGGGATTCGCCGCACACCGCTGGCGATTATTACGCTAATGTCACCGAAGCTGATGTGCGTGAAAAGTGCGATTTGAGCGCATTTGAGGCTTACGGCTTCGAGGTTGATGAGCAAGCGCATGACCTCTACTTTTGGGGCGTTAAATCGGGCTTACCACCCCCCAAGAAAATCTAGAATTCCACATTTGAAACATCAGCAACCATATACCACTCAACGATGTAATCCTTGAGTTCGGTTAAACCTTTACCGGCGAGGACGCATGGTTCATCGGGCAAAACACGCCAAAACTTGCTGACCGTCATTTCTCGGTCTTCTGTGTACCCGTTGATAATGAGTACGGTATGGCTAGGAAGCCTTGAGAGGCTTTTTAAGAGGATTTCTTGGCCTTTGCTGACCTGTTCCCCGTCCCGCTTCCATTCCGCGACCAGAAAGCTCCCCTTGCGCTCATAGACCATATCCAGATTTGACGGAACCACCTTGCCAAGCAGTCCCGTCAGTTCTGTGAAGTCGATATGTGCGGCGTAGGGGTTTCTCACGGGCTTTTCAGCAGTCTGCCCTCGAAGGCATACGTTCCGATGTGGCTTAACTCAACCCACGGTGCTGCCCACACCGAAAACCCTGCTTCTCTTGCTTTTCTGCAAAAGTAGTAATCCTCTGACAGCAGTAGTTCGGTTTCCGGCTCAATCATGGTCGCAAAGAACTCGACGATGCGCTCCCCGTTGGTCGGGTTGTTCATGTCTAGCACGTTGTTCAGGTAATTCGGCAACTGCGTCCCCATAGCTTCCATGACTTCACGCTTAATCAGCATAAATCCAGTTCCGCCGTTCCAAATCTCGACAGGCTCATTGACGGGAACTGTGACTTCTGGCGTGTAGTCCTTCAGGTTCACGACAAACGCCCCTGTGTGGAACTTCAGTTCGCTATCAGGTACGCCAGCGTTCATAGCGTTTCTGACGGTGTGCCAGTTGATTTCTTTCTTTGGATAAATGCCACAAATGATGTCTTTGTCGGCTGCAATCATTGGAAAGATGTCTTCTGGCCTAAACAGGATGTCGGCATCAATAAACATCAAGTGGGTGGCTTCTGACTTCAAAAAGTTCGCTGATAGCAGGTTTCTGCCGCGCTGGATAAGCGACTCATTGAACAGGAAGCTGAAGCTGATATTGATTCCGTGTTGGCTGCACAGGGTTTGCAGCTTCAGGCACGACTGCATGAAATAACCGAAGCATTGACCGCCGTACATGGGCGAAGCTACAAAGATATGTTTGTTCATTTAATCTCCGCAAAAACAATCGATTGATTCTTGAGAAAATAATTCTGTTTGTTTATCCAAATACTTATGTATTTCAGCGTACTTAGGACGATTCAAGCTAAATACAGCACCATTGCCCGTTGTGTATGTTGACCCAATTTCCTCCATTTTTGCCCACCATTTTGCTCTTTCTGGATTCTGTTTGACTAAAGTAATAATTTTGGGCACGGCCTTCAAAAAGCAAAGGTCACAGTTGCCTCCAATCGTTTCGCCGTTAATAATTGGCAGATTTAAATCAAAGTCGCTATTTCTCCAAAAAGATAGAACGTTCGTTTTGCTAATCCCGGCTTCATGCAATGGCATACGAACGTGTTCTCTAACATTGTCAGGTTTCATCTTGGCTGCGCGTCTAGGCTCATCTGCTCGAATGCCAATAAAATTTTGATAATCACCCCAACCCAAATTTTTTGTAAACCTTGCCATCGTTCTAATTTTTAATTCGACCGTGCAAAATCTTGCCCTAACATTTGGCAATATTTGTCTTTTATGAATGATTTGCTCAAACGGTTCACCATTCCTGCTGGCTGTCTCGAAAGTGACTTCTTCAAACTTTTGCGCGTTGTCTCTGTATTCAAGCCAATGAATCGGCACATTCCAATTTACAGAGCAGTCTCGAACAAACTCTAAAGTTGCTTCTTCTTCTTTGCCGGTGTTAGCAAAGCAGACAATGGCTTCCTCTGGCAACCCGTTATTCGCCTGTAAAACGCGCCACAACAAGTAGGCAGACGTTCTGCCGCCAGAGAAGCTGATAGTTGTTGGCTCATCAATTAAAAAAGGGTTACGCAAAGCAATTCCTTAATAAGTGGGGCTACCGGAAACGATGCCCCGTACCGTTCCTAACTGCGCTCAAGGGCGCTCACCTTCCGGTTGGCGGGGGTCTGGCATTTCTTCAATCACAACGTGCAATAGACCGCCTTTAAGTGGCTCACCACGAATCATCTCAAGGTGGTCTACTTGGAAATCGTCATCAAACACCCCTGCGTGTTCTAGTGCGTCTAAAACAGCCTTGATGCGGTTGTCGATGTCTGTTTTGCGCTTATCTCTTGGGCGCAAAATCATCGTGATTTTCAATTTGCTATCCCCGAATTTAGGAATGTTCTTGTCAATAATGATGTTTTGGACTTCTTCTCTGAACACCCTGCCAGCCTTCGAGAGTACGGTGCGGCCTCTAAAGTTGCGCCACATCGTATTCATCGATGGCGGGAAGGGAAGTTCAAAAGAGCTTACCAAGGCACATCACCTGCCATTTTGCGGGGTTCTCTTGGCGTGATGTCTTTCGGGTATTGCGCGTCTTTTACCTTTTCTTTGTAGTTCGGGTCTTTGACGTTAATCGTGAACCATTTACCGTACTGACCTTCGTTTTCCCACACCCCGAACTCAATGATTTCACCTTTGTGCATCATTGTGCCTTCCCAATGTGGCTTTTTGTCCCCTTCTTGCTTCTTGTAATTCTTTTTTATCTTGCCTTTGCCTTCCAGCGGCACATATTTTTGGTATTCCATTTTTGGTTCCTCAAATTTAGGTAAAAATGCCCCGATGGGCTGTATGTCATGATGCCGCCAGTTATCCCTCAATCGCATCCTCCAAATCCCCGAAGGTATCGACTCCTTGCTTTGCCGCCATGAACGCTACCCTTGTCGGCGCATCCATTCTGTTGATGGTGGCTTCATTTGCTTTCGCCCATTGCAGGAGCTTCTCTGCTTTGGTTTCGGCATCCATCTTCTTGCTTTCATTGATGCTGGCTACCATGTTGACATACTGGTCTGTATAGTCTTTCCAGCTTTGGCAATACGCATAGCACGACCCATCAGGGAGATATAACGGGTAGTCCGTTTCCTTAACTTCGACGATTTCTGCTGCGCCCATATCTTTTGGCGCTGCTTGGACAGGCGCACTCTTGCGGGGCGTAAAGTCCTCGGTTTCCTCATCGGTGTAGACACCCACCACGCAGCCGGGGAAAACAGTTCTAACGCCTTCAGATACGCATCTCGAACGAAGCATAGCTCTAGGGTAATTGCGCCAATTATCTTTGCCGGTAAGACCGATTTTCTTTGCCATATCGAATGTCCAAACGACAGACACGCTACCGCCAGCAGGATGAGAGAAAGTGCCAGATACGCACTCATCGGTATAGGTTTCCCATTTAACTGAACCTCCGGCCTGTTGGAAACGGGCAAGAATCGCATCGGCCTTCAATGCGGGTCTGCCTTGAATAACGTGATAGTCACGCATAGCGATAGCGGGGTGCATAGACTCTGCTTGGCAGAGCAACATGATTGCCATTGCTTCGTCTTCGTTCTTAAAGCCGAACATCTTGGATTTGGCTGCGACTTCAGCCATTTGTTTAATGTCGTTAAGTGGCACTAATGCGCTCATAGTTCACCCCTTCTTTTCATCATTGCGTCAGCAAATTTATAAGAACTGAAAGCAACAAACTCAGCCCATTCATTTTTGTCAAATCCTTCTTCATTGGCTACGCTATCCACTTCGTCTTCGTTTATCAAGGCTTGCATAGCTTTAGCAGCAAAGTAATCTCTCAATGTCATACCGGTTTCTTGCCTTCCGGTTTGCGGATTGTGTTGGTTAGGAAATGCGTACATAGTCACCTCACTTGAGCAAGAATCGTCTGACACCCTGCGTTTCGACCATAAACTTTTCATACAAATCTGGCATTTGTTGTTGAAACAATTTGGCATCAAAGCGTTTGCTACCTTTGGTGTTTTTCCATGTTGCTAGCACTCGACCGTCAAAGGTTGTCAGTTCACTTGACCATTGCATATGGGATTGAAGCGCAGTCAGTAGCTGTTCTTCTTTTTCCTCTAGTGCTTTGATTTGTTCCTTGACGTATTTGAGAGCGTCTGCGGCCTTTTCGATGGGCTGCGGCGCAACGATGGACGTACCCTTGTCTTGAGCGTAGATAATTTTTGTTTGCTCCGTTGTTTCAGGGTCAAGTGGCTGGTTGGTAGCGACAGCACCCCAAAACTTCGCCATATCCTTAATGAGCGTTTCCTTTTGGGCATCAGTAATTGTGAAATCAAACGTCTCAAAATTTTGCCCACCAAAGAGAACTGCGAGGACAATGCGTTCGACCCCGTGAACAGTTGCTTCGTGTATAAGCTGCGCCATATCCGCTGGCGGTATGATGTTCCCTTCCACATCGAACTTATTACGAACATTCGCGTTGTAGTTTTTAGCCTCAACAAGCGTTTTGCCGTCAGCGCTGATGAAATCAAAGTGGGAACGTAACCATGTTTCCTTTGGGTGGGTGAGTGCATAGTCAGCATCTTTCAGTTCAATCTTTAGCTTGTCTTGAGCAAGTCTGCCGATGATAGGCTGCATGACATGACCCATTTGGACAGCTTCAACATTGGACAGGTCAGGACGTTCCTTCAGGCCGAGCTTCTCAAGAACAGCTTCGTTGCCACGACCATTAGCGGCTTTTCTTGAGTCGCCAGACCACCAAGCGGAGTTACGCACCTCAGGTGCGAAATCATCTCTGTTATTCATCGTTACCTCCATTAGTTAGGAACCAATTATCATCATCAAGAATGTTTGCAATGGTACTCATAATCGAATTGCTCAATGCTTTATCAATCAAAGCGATGGACGAATCAATGATTTCATCGTACACATTAGGGTCTGTCTTCTTAATGACTTGTAATGTCATCTTTGCGTCTTCTAGCGCGTCTGTATCTAGCAAGACAGAATTAAACAAATTATCTAAATCTTCTTTTGAAGCGACCATTTCATCTCTGTTATTCATCGTTTAATTCCCCCATGTAACTCATAGCAAGTATGAGATGCTTGATAGCTTTGTCTCGACTAGAAATTATTTCGTCATCCCTATTAGATTGGTCAGACATAATTTCGATAGTTCTTTTCAGCCGTTCACACTCTTTTTCGAGTTCTTCGGCATAGGGTTGCCAATCAAATGCTTTGGTTGGTTCGTGTTTGGATTCTTTGGTTACTTTTTTGGTAGCCATGATTACCCCTTTTGGTTAGGAAAAATGTCAGCCATGTCGTAGATAACGGCCTCCATCGGTTCAAAAAGTAAGCCCTCTGGCTTACAGGCTTGCGAAGGCAACCGCATCACAGAGCAAACGTCAGAGTTTGGTGAGCCGTCAACAAAGGAAATGCCGAGAGATGGGTGCTTGCAGCTACGGACAGGCGTGTAGTGCTTACAATCAATGCAGAGCTTTGCTTCCATGATGTACCCCTTTATTAAGTTAGGAAAGGTATTAAGAGTAGATTACATTATGTTGTGTTAGTCAAGATATTTGTTCACATATAGCCCCCGTTCACCCAAAGACCCCCCTACCCCAAACGCAAAGGGTAGAGAGGGAAGGTTCACCGCCCACAATCGGGCATCGTCATGCTACGGATTGGATACCGTACGCCCCTCGGCTTGACGATTCGACCAGCCGCACGGGTTATTCGGGAACTGCCCCCTAGCCTTTCGGCATACCGTGTACCCTTTTCTTCCGCGCACTCGGGTTTCGAGCCTTGCTATCGTGCGGAGTACGGTCTAGGCGAAAAAAAACCCACAAGTTTTGGCTCTCGCGTGTACCGGCACGCCCCCTAAGGGTAAAGAACCAAAGCTGGTGGGCTTTAGCGTTATCCATGCCGGTACATAGACAACGCAAAGATAATCTATCTAATCATCCGGTGTCAACACCAAATAAACGACATAACACGCACCTGCGAATACCATCAGTCCAACGCCCATAAATCCCCCCGCGAATAGTAGTATCAAAGTGGCAAGCTCAGGGCTTGTCACAATTCACCCTTCAGAGCCTTTTCAGCTTCAATCTCGGCAATGGGTTTCCAGCCGAATTTGCGCCATGTGCGCGTGACATCGGTTTGCGTACTGGGAACCCATTCTCTACCGTCCAAAAGGCTGTCTACAGGCTTCACAGCCGCGCCTAGTACTTGGACATCATCCAAGCGTGTTGGCGGCTGAAATGGCCTGTATTGTTTATCCAGCTTTTCCATCATGATTTCTTCCAATTCGATAAGTTTCTCTTTCAGCTTACCCATGACTAATTCTCCTTATATTGATTTCCATATCGCACCTCATTGTGGATAACACTTGCAATAGAACTCTTGCCCGAACTGGTCAACGAAATAGATGTTTTCCTCACCTCTTTCCGTTTCGACAATCGTTCCTTGGTCAAGCCAAATTTCCATCGTTGGAATCTGAATTTCCCTGATAGCTGGCAAATGAATTGATTGTTTCATCGTTAAACCCCTCTAAAATCGATTAGGAAGCCTTTACAGGCGATTTTTAGGGGTTGCCCATATGTAGACAACCCCAAGTGTAGAAAACGTCTTAAAACTCTTTTCTTGCCATGTAATCATTAAGCGCATTGGCAACATCTAAAACAGTACAGCCGCATTGATTGGCGATAACGTCGTAGTCATCAGTCTGATTGAAATAAATTTCAAGAATTGAATCGATTAGTGCGCTAGTCATAAATCACCCCTAAAGTTAAAAGGAAAGCAATACGAATAGGAAAGCCCACAGCATGGCAAAGCCTAAGATTCCACCAAGCATTTCAAGAATTGTCTGTTTCATACAATCTCACTTTCTTTAATGCAATTTTCGCAAGCAAGGTCATAATCGATTGTTTCGTGTTTTTTAACGTAGTCGCACATTGATTCGTAAGTGTCGAAATCGTACTCAGACCCGCACTCAGGGCAAAAATAAGACCATTGCACATTGAAGCTAATAGAACAGTAAACGCAACCCGGCCAGTCTTCGGAAGCAATCCACACATTACCGGAATGTTCATTGACCCCTGTGTGAGTGTATTTGTCGATTGTCAGGCCAGCAGCGCGAACCGCTTTGATGCACTCAGCCAAGCGGTCTAAGTCCGCACCCTGAAACTGTTCAAAAATATTTGACATGGTAAACCCCTTAAAAGTTAGGAAAATGCCAGATACGCTCTGGCAAGCGGTTTAATTAGCAAAGATGGTTTACGCCGAGCCGTTTAGCAGCTTCGTAAGCCTCTTTTGTTTTTGCTTCGATTTGCTTTTGACCGTATGCATTGACAAATACGCTACCTAAGTATCTATCCTCTTGACGTAAGCAATATTCATAATGCGCTACCGCAGCTTTTTGCTCTTTGGTTAATCTTTGTTTTTGCATGGTAGTAACTCCACTAAGTTAGGAAATATACAGAGATAGCGAACTCTGTATAGGTCTATTATAACGATTAAAAGGATTATGGCAAGTGAATACATAATTGTATTTTTAAATTGAAACACTCTTTCCTATAGTTATATAAATATATATATGTATGTATAGTAAATGGTAGTTATATATTAAGACCACCATCACAGTTAACAATGCGGTAATGTTGTGTGATAGGCAACACTCTGCCCACTTGCCAGAACGGTAATTACATAGGGGTAACAGTCTGCTCATACGTTATCAATTCTGCATGGTGTTATCAGCTTGCTAGTTGCTAATTTGGTCAGTTGGGTAATGGGCAAGATTGTCAGTCTGTCATCGTTGCAAGGTTGCCAACTTGAATGGGTTTGAAGGGCTGTGGGTGCGCGCCCCATTCGCATTTCCCCCCAAAAAAATTTCTTACTTTTGGTATGCTGTGGTGACTGATTTCTTGCTGGCCTCTCCTCGTGGTGAGAAGGGCTTTGGGGACTCTCTTGCGGAGTCCCTTTTTTTCGCCTATAGTGCGTATGTTGGTTATGAGGGATAGATATGATTAGTGTTGAGTTAGAGAAGGGTGTGCCGTTACCTGTGGCTAGGCAGAAGTACCCGTACAAGGAGATGGAGGTCGGGGATTCATTCTTTGTCAGCGGGGGTGGGATACAGAATGTGTGTAATCAGAATTACCGGATGGGCAAGAAGTTAGGGATGAGCTTTATCGCTAGGAAGGAAGGCGATGGGGTGAGGGTTTGGAGA